TTAACGTTATACCTTTTTGGGGTGATAAAGTTAATAATGAAGTCGGTATTAGTAGAGTTGATGTTGACCTAAATTATAATGTTGAACCTAAAGCTATTTTTATCGGTTCTATTTTTAGTGATAATGAGAAAAATAGTGTTAATAAAAATTGCAGGGCCAGAAAAAAATTAGGTAAGGTATGTGAAATGGGAGAAGGTAAAGGTACTATAAATATAATAAGAAAAAATAGGTTAGGTGATACAGAAAAATTTAATTTAGAGGGTGGTCAGTTAATCAATGACGATGGAGTGTGGGCCTTTCAATTACCAATGAATCTAGATTATAAAGTGACTGATGAATTTGGTGACCTAATACCTACTGATAACCCTAATATTGGTATACCTACTAGAACCAACGTAAGGTTTAAAATAGGTATGAATGAAACTGGCGGTGAAGGTAGGATAAGGACTAGAGCTAAATATCTAGTACCTCATAACCCTAATTTACCTAGTGAGATAGATTATTCATTTGATGAATCTACCTCTGATATACATTTTAGGGATATGTTTTGGAATAAAATATATACAGTTAAAAACCACATAACACGTTTTCAACGAAACCCTCGTAAAGAGAATAGAAACTTCATTGGTTTTAAAGATGTGGATGACTGCGTTGGTACGAAGAACCCATTACCTTTTAATAAACTAGATACAGATTTTAATCCTTTATTTATTGTACTTTGTTTAATAGTAAACTTTATTATTACGATAGTAGACACAATAAACAAAGTAGTTACTGTTAAATTTTTAGGTATAACACCTTTCTGTGATTTTGGTTGTGTTAAATTAACGTGTCCAATTAATGAAACTGAATATGCACCTGGTTGTCGTCGTGACTGTGAAAGAGGAGGGGCTAACGGCAGTACGTCTCAAGCTAGAAAATGTTTTAGTTTAGCTCTAGCTGAGGCTTTAAATGTTTTTGAATTTGACTTTTATAACGATTGGATTAATGGGTCTCTATATCCATTTTTATTAAAATATAAAAAGGTCTCTTCTAATGAAGAGAAATTCTGTGGTAGTGAAACAGGTGATTATAACATTGTGGATACTTATTTTGAAGGTGGTAGTGGTGACGACAGTTCAGATTCTAACCTAAGTGAGGGTGTTGCTGTGAGTTACGAAGGTGAGTTATTTTATAAACCAATAACTGACAAAAAATTAAATTTTTACAATACTGACATATATGAGTTAGGTTCAGTACTTGATTGTGATTGGCAAGGTAAAGTTAAAATACAAGGTGATTTAGTTAATAGTAGTTATAAAAGACCTCCTTTAATAGGTGAAGGTGAGACAACTGGTAGTGACCCATTATTTTTTGATATCGACTGTTCTGGTGTAGATATAAATCGTGACCAATACAACAATATTAGGCGTATATGCGAAATAGGCCTTGGTTTAGATGAAGGAGATTCACAGGATGGTCTTATAAACAGGCAAGATATTGATGATAAATTAATTCGCTCAAAATTAATAAAATTAAATGTAGATGCGTACGAAAGTAGTAGGTTAACTGATATTAACTCTGACTTTAATGGTAGTGAATATGGGGATTATAGGGGTCAGTTCAGTGAAGATGGGATGGCACAATACCAAAACTCATTTTTCTTTTACTTTGGAACTAAACCTAATAGCACAGCAATTGATTTAATGAATAGTAAATATTTCACTGAATGTACAACAGAGGTTGAAAATATAATTAATATCTCTGGGGTTGTTACTGAAGTAACAACTGTAGGTGGTAGTGACGGAACAATAAGTATCAATGTTAACGGTGGTACACAACCTTACACCTATAAGTGGTACGACTCAAACGAATCAAATTCATTATTAAGTGACAATAAAGACATTAATGGTTTAGCCAGTGGTAGTTACTTTGTTGTGGTTGAAGACGATAACGGGGTTACGACTAAAAAAACATTTGTTGTTAGAGGATTAAGGGAGGTAAATGGTGAAGTTTCCACTAGAAACACTGAGAGTGCATCATCTAACAATGGGATTATATATGTTAGCTCGTTAACTGGCGGTATTCCACCTTACACGGTTCAAATTTCAGGACCATCCCAAGCAACTAAAAATAATGTGCAATTCAGTACGTCATTTACAGGTTTAGATGAGGGTAATTATACAGTAACAATAACAGATAGTAATACCCCAAGTGATAGTGTATCTTACGAAGCAACAGTAGAGGTACCAACACCACTTTCTGTGACTGTTGATACTGAAGATAGCTATTGTGTTGGGTTTAATTCAGGTGTTATAACAATCAACATAGCTGGAGGTACACCTTTTTATGACGTTGTTTTTAGAGATATTTCAGACCCTAACAATCCATTTGTATTTAATCGTAATGTTAATTATAGTGATAACGCAACAGCTCAAATAAGTTATAATAATTTACAGGCAGGTAGTTATGATTTTTACGTAGTCGATGATTTAAATCAAAGGTTCCCTAGTGCAGAAAATACACAAGAAGAGATAATTATAACTGAAACAAGTAGGCCTACTTTAACTAGGTCTGGTGGTGATTTAGAAGCTGGTAACCTAAAAGTGGATAATGAATACACCTTAGAAGACGGTGATGGTAATGTATTAGAGACTTTTACAGCTAATAATACGACAGAAACACTAACAGGTTACAGTGAAGGTAATGGACCTTATCAGATAACAAGTGAAGGGTGTAGTAGTGATTTTATTGAATAATATGAGTGATAAAAAAATTAGATTAAATAGTGAAACTTCACAGAATTCTGTGAATGAGGATTCTTTTGTCAAAATTAATTTAGAAAATAAAACTAATTTACTACCTATTGAGAGTATTAATAACATAGTAAACTTAGGTGATAGGTTTAATAAAGAAAGACAAGAAGCTACTCAATACAGATTAACAGGTCAATTTAACACATTATTCACCAACGTATTATTTAATACATCAGGACCTAATAGTTGGAAATCATTAAATCAGCCTAAATTTAGAGATGAAACCTTCCCACCTGATGCTGATTCAATAAACGACCTAGATGAGGGTGAAGACATTAGCTATAGTGAATCGATAGATAAATACCTAATTGAAGATAATGGGTGGTTCGGATATCAAGACCCTAACCCTAATATTAGTGAAAGTTTATGTAAGTTTATTGAAATGGAACCAAATAGAAACAAATATTCTATGATTCCTAATAATAACGTAAAAAATTGGGAAATCACTATAACATATCCAGTGCAAGTTGGTAGGCAACCAGGTGAGTTTAATGATAAGTTAGTCAATGGAGGTCTGTTAATTGTCTCAAGTGAACAAGTTGTCGTTAACGAAAGGAATATGGTGATGTTTGCAACACCAGTGAAACATGGCTTGGTAGATGGTGATAATGTTGAACTTAAAGGTCTGAGCAGTGATAATGGTCTTTATACGGTGGTTAGAGTAGGTAAAAGTAACGGTGATGATAAAGATTATTACTTTACTGTAGACATTAATGGACCTATTACTATAAATGAGAACAACGTAAGTAGTAGAATGGTGCGAGTAGTTGGTGGTAGAAACTCCGTATACTACATTAGAAAATTTAGAAAAATAAAAGTTAAAGGTAATAGCACAATTGAAAATGATGATTATGAAATATTCCCATTAGCCTTTTCACAAAATATTTATGAAGATGTGATACCTAAATACGTATTTAATGAAGAAATTGATATATCAGGATTAAGGGATAATTTGAATAGGCCTTTATCTGAACTATATCTTACAGTTATAAAGACCGATAGTGAAAACACGTTCACTCCAATAAAATCTGGTATTAAAATGGGGTTTATTGATGAAGTATCTAACATTAATGATATTCCAGATATTAATAGAATAACTAATGATACGTTATCACACGAACCTTTAAATGATGACGTTACTATAAACGATAATGAATTCTATGGTGATGTAGTAGAGTATAATGTTTTAGAGTTAAACGAAAAGGTATTAGGTGATGTTTACCATAGATTCAACTCAATAAATAGGGAAAATGAGACGCAAGTATCTAATGTAGATTTTAACGGTAATAACATAAATTTGGGGCTTAGATATGAAGGGTATATGTATAAAGCTCATCATAAGATAAAAATTAAAAACTTTTCAAATTATATTGAGCAAGGGAGTGCTTCTACACTAAATAAACCTGACTACGCATTTCCTTTAGGTGATGGTAGGTTTGTTTGGAGAGACTTGTTAGATATAGGCGCCGACGATGGTCAAGAAAATTTTTTAGATTATCCATTTTTAAATGGTGCTCATTATATCGATACACCAATAAATCTAGCTTTAGAGAGACAAGACCCATTCAACCTATATGGTTTACAATATACCAATTTTCCTAGTGATAGGGGTGGTAAAATGTTAGAAGATGATATATTAATTAAAAGAAGTGATAATGTCTGTTAGAAAATACAAATTAAATATTGGTAAGGGGAGTGGTCCTAAGAACATTAAAATTCCTTTGAATTTAGATTATAACTCTGCTGGTCAAAGTGAAGCTGTTAATGATAATTTTGTTAAAGATGAGGTGGAAAACTCTATTAACCCAATAATTGACTATGAGCAAACTAAATATAAACCTAAATCAAGTAACGGAACATTAATCAATGATTTGAGGTATAATCTAATATTTTTAGATGAGGATAAAACCTTATTAGAACCTAAAACTTTTTATTCAGACATTGGCTTCATTGATGACGATATCAAATTCAGAAAAAATAGATTTAAAAAGTCTTTTTTAAGTCTTAATTTTTATGACTCAGATAAATTAACAAATCAAAATTTAGTATCTATAATTACATTATTTAGTAAGGTATACGCTACCGATTTAGTTGATGATTCGTCACCTTCAGGAGGTGGAATACCTAAACCAGCAAACTCGATACCAATTAGATTTATTTTAGACGACCCAGAGTTAAAACCTAAAGGTAATAATGAAGGTTTCAACATTTATCACAGTAAGAGTGGTTTGGTTAAAAACGATGCAATACCTGAAGAGTTATATATGAGAGCTGAATATAATAATGCTTCAACAGGTAAAACCAACAGATTTATTACAACAACCGAAACATTACCAATAAATAAGTTAGTTGATAAAATGCATGTTAGGTATTTATTAACAAGAGGTGAAACTGGTTATTATTACTCAGTAGACCCAAATTATAACAATGCTGAAAATATTGTTGAAAACGGGAGTAATCTAGAAGTTAATTTATATGAAATTAAAGTTCAATGATGGAGATTATTAAAAGAAAATTTTTATTAAATAAGAAAAAAGGTAAAGAGAGTGAAGAAGAATCATTTTTTACCGTGAAAATACCTTTACATCAAACAATTAATAACTTAGGTTTAATGACCGACATGGAACCATTTTTCTTGGGTTTACCTTCTGAGTTTATAGATAAAGGCGTCATAAGTGATTATTATAAACAAGGTGGTACTGTAACTTATGGTTCAGATTCCAAATTAGAGGTTGTTAGGTCATATAATAATGATAATCCTTACATTGAAGGTTTTGATGTGAATAGAGAGACGTATCGAAATTACAAAAATGAGGTAATTGTTAATGCTGTTGATAGGGTAATAAATATAAATGGTAATGAAGTAAGGTACGTTGTTGATGCAAATAGAGATAGTAATATAGGTACAATCAACCAAGAAAATGGTTTTGTTTATAATGACAACCCTGATGGTGGTGTAGCAGTACCTGCGGAATTAGAGAATGGCGAAACCACAACAAAAGTACAATATAAAAGTGAAGGATGGAACGAAACAAATTCTTCAATAGGTCCCCAAGTACAACAAGAACATTTACTAGGGATAATAAATAAACCAGAAGTTGAAAGTGATATATTTATAGATAGAACAACTTTTAGTGTTATGGATAAACATTTAAGACTTTCTGAAGTTAATAATTTAGAGGAATTGGTTAACTACGGTAATGGTTTCTATAATATTAACAGAGATTAAATAAAAAAAAAATATGGCTAGAGGTAATTATGGTACGGTAAGACCAGCTGATGTTTCATTAGATGACGTGGAGGTTTTTTTACACTTCACACCTTCTAGAAATTCAGTGGGTGATACTACTTTAACAAAATTGAATACGAGAGAAGTTCTTTCGGAAATAAACAACCCCAATAACACAAATAGTATTGAGGTTTTTGGTGGGTTATATACCTTAACACTACCTAGCACTACATTCTCTACAAAAGGTATTTACACAATAACAATTAAACCAATTGAAATTAGAACTAGGATATTAGATTGTGGTGTATTATCTGCCAAATCAGATATTAAAGGTTTGGTTTTTGATACTGCGGCGTCAGATTTAAATCCAGCTTTTACCTCTAGATTTCAAAACGGTGGTTTAGTGGGTTATCGTGTAGAATATTTGGCACAAGGCAGTGGTAATAAAGTAAGAAATTTCTTTAGGGTTATAACTTCTAATAATAGAGTTGATGTTGTGAATCAAAATTTAACTAATACAAATCAAAAAGCAGTTAGATATAGTTTTAATGACAATTCAACTTTAGTGTTTTGTACGGTAACTCCGAGTTCATCATCAAATGTTAAACCTAACGTTTTACCTTTCATTGGTGAACCAAATCAAGAAGTGATAATAACAAACACATTTTTCAACCCTGTAACAGTCGAAATTGAAATGGTTGAGCATGATTTAGAAACCATAGCTTACGGTCTTTACGGCGCACAAAGCAAATCATTAGAAGACGGTGTTTATACTCAATATAATTTTGATTATGAAATCTATAAACAATACAACTTATTCGAAATTAAAGATGAGTTTACAGGGCAACCATTATTTGAAGTAAAAGAACCAAGGGATAATATAGATTTTGATAAAAACTTTGATGAAGTAAGTAATACGTAGAATAAATGAGTAAAGTTAAAGTCGTTGGGTACGCAAAAAAAGAATTTTTTGGTAATGGTGTTGAATATAGAAATTTTTCACCTGACCTTGTAGGTAATCAACTTACCTCAAACGACGGTACTCCTAGTTTTACATTCGGTAACTTTAATATATCAACCAATCTAGATGATAGGGTGAGTAAAAGGTTTATAACCAATAGATACTCTAAATTTATATCACTAGAAACTCTAAACGTAGATGAAGCATTTGAGGATGTTGTGACCAAATACTCCAAAAATGTAAAACTAAATTTAGATTACGATGATGTATTAAGTTATGCTTTTTTTGGGTCCTTTAAAGAATTTGTTAGGGTTTCACTAGAGAACATAATTATCAAATGGCCAGCATCGTTATATGTAAGCGAAACAGACCCTACCAACCCTAGTAATGTAGGTAATACCGTAACAACGTATAATTATGATAGTGTAAGTGACAAAGCGAATATTACAATAGACGTAAGTAGGATAGAAAACCCTTTTAGTGTTAATTTTTTAAGTGGTGGTACTATTGAAAATACATTTAATGAAACTAACAAACTAAGAAATTTACAAACAAATTTTAGTCATTATGTGATAAGTAATCAATATGGTGATTTTAAAGTTAATAGTTTTATAGGTGCATCTGGTTTAACCAATTCTGAGATAACTCTTGAAGTAGAAGGTGACCCATTCCCTAATTATGGGCTTGAAATAATAAATTACCATATAAAGCCTAACAAAACAAAAATAGAGGAGTTTTTCTATAATCTTAATGATTTTGAAAATAAATTACTTAACAGATTATCTACACCTATCTATACAAGTTCATTTAAGGTTAAAACAGAGTCTGAATTTGGTACGACGGTAGAAACTATCAAAAAAATAACTTGGCCACTTAGAGACGGTTATAACATCGATTTTAATTCAACTGAATATAGTAGGTACGTAAACAAATTATTGGAGATATCAGAATTATCAGATTCTAGTAGGTCTAACTTAATGGTTAGGTTTTTAGTATCATCCTCTATATCTGAGTTTGACAGTGTACCAGACATAGATGGTAGTTATCCTGACACTAATGGTCAAAAGATGACTAGTGCGTTAAAAATATATGGTAGAGAGTTTGATGAAGTTAAAAAATACTCAGACGGAGTTAAATTCGCAAATGTAGTCACCTACGATAAGAAGAACAACACACCAGATATCGCCATTAAAAACTTAGCTAGAGTTTTAGGGTGGCAGTTAACGTCATCTATTACGGATATAGATGTGTTAGGTGATTTTTTATCATTAAATAACAATTATTACGATGGTTATTCTAGAGGATTAAGTGATGCTGAAGTTGAAGTTGAGCTTTGGAGAAGAATAATCATGAATACACCTTGGTTATGGAAATCAAAAGGTACTAGAAAAGCAATTGAATTTTTATTTAGATTTATTGGAGTACCAAAAGGGTTAATTACATTTAATGAATATTTGTACGTTGCTGAAGACAAAGTAAATGTCGAAACGGTTGAGGAAATCATGGAATTCTTCAATAATACTAGGGATATTAGTGGTTTAAATTTAGATTCTGACGGTTACCCAAGAGTATTACCTAATACACCAGAAATGTATTTCCAAAAAGCTGGACTATGGTATAGACAAACTGGTGGCGCAAACCCAGATATTGATATATTAGAAGGTAATAACCCACACATTGGACCTTACGATAGGGGTCAAGAATACATAAATCAATTCACTGAATGTTTAGTACCTAATTTTGAAGCTGGTAATGAGGAAGACCCAATTGAGGTGGAAGATGTCGAATTATTTACTAATTATAAAAAAGGTACTTTTGACGAATGTTGTGATGAAAATGTATTTGTGGTAGTTCCACTAAATCAAAACTTTAATACTATATTAGAAACAAATCAAAATAAATATTTAAACAACTTCCCAGTATCAGAAGCTGGGTGTACTGGTACAACAAATACTTGGACTTTAGAGGCTCAACTAAGGGGTGAAACTTTCTTTGAGAGTGTTATAGATACAACTACAGATGATAATGTGATAACAAATACTCAGTATGCAAATAAGATATACGAATTAAGTGGTCAAACTGAGCTAAGTGGGGTAACATTTGAAACAAATAATGATGAGATAAGAATTTTAGCACCTGACGGTTGTGATAGTGAACTATTAGATGATTTCTTTAAAATAGTCTTATATGTTTCTACTGATTATGATTGTGAAGACGAGAGTGTAATTCCACCAGAATCCACCTTAACAGCATTCAATGTATCAAATATAGACAACCCTATTGATGCATGTGAAACACTATCATCACCACTATCACCAGACACTTTATATCATGACGGTGACGGACCTAGACCAGCATTAGGTGATACTGTTTACATTGATGAATTTGGTGTTAATATCTATGTTTCACCTGATAGTAGCAACGATAACCGTGACTTATACATGGGTCCTTCCATAAACAACACTAATAACTTTCTAAGAACTGATAGTAACGGTAAAAGAAGGCTATTACTGTGTGAAGGTTTAGGAGTGGAAGAATGTGTTGTTTTAGGTAGAACTTCAACATCAGATACACCAGGTTCTTTTTATATAGATGGGGTTACTGGTGCTAGAACTGCTACGATAAAATATAGTATAAGTGATATAGTAACAGGAAGTGATTTCGGAATCCTTAGAGTAGCTACTTCTGATAGTAGAGTATTCTTAAGTGAGAGGAGAACAGAAGCTATAGTTGAGGTTAATATAACACCTTCTGATAACGAATTTGATTTCATCGATGAGGTGTTATTTGCTAGTTCTTATGATGGAATAAGATTCTCAATTTTCTTTGAGGTTCTAGAAATTGATGGTGGTGAATGTATAGATGGGCCAACTAGATTATCTAAATTTTTAAAAAACGGGGTGTTATAATGAGAATAACAGGTACAATAAATACAAGTGAAATATTAATTAATGAGCGTTTTAAGATAACGTCATCAGATGGAGACACTAGACCAACACCTGGTGACATGGCCAGCGTTCCGTTTATTGATGTAATTGATAGTAATGGTGTTGATGTATCTGAATGTTTTGGTATTGAAACTAGAGTAACTGCCGTAGAAACAAGTAATATCCCACCAAGTGAAGGGTGTAATACTAGTTTAGAAATAGTAGTGAGTGAGGGTGTTAATAAACCAGTTGTTTGTGATTTTACTAATTTTATTAAAGAGCAAGACACTGGTTTGATTACGTTTTATTTTGACGATGGTTCAGCTTCTAAAAATACACACCCAGAGTGCTGTGAATCTTTAGGATTTACACCTGAGATAGGGCCAGAAAGATATTTTGTTTGTAGGTGGAGAGGCGAAATCGATGTGAATGATTGCGATAATTACACACCAACATCTAATAGAATAGACGACTATGTAGTATTTGATTTTGTGACAGGTAGTACTGTAACCACAGTACCTAGCGCACAATGTTGTTCTGATAATGGTTTCGTTGATGAAATGACTGACGATGGAATTAAGTGTATTGAAGAGGTTGAATATAACCCATGTGAAGGTTTAGAAGTTGTAGAACCTGCACAAGATTTTGGTGCGATTACATTCATCAACCCAGTTACTGAAGAAACAACAACTACTGTACCTACTGCGGAGTGTTGTAGTGTTAATGGATTCAGTTCTTATGAGAGGTCAGATGGAACAATTATATGTTATAATTCACTACTGACAGTAGTACCAACAGTTAGCATTACAAATGATTTATGTTGCGAGGTAGGACCACCTCCAACAGTATCAATAACAAATGATGCGTGTTGTCAATTAAGTGGAAGTATCTTTGATTCTGGCGACCCAAGGTTAAATCTGAGCCCAGTGCAACCGTAATAATAATAATAGTAATAAAATAAATAATATGTGTAGAATTCCAATAAGATTATCAACAACAACACCAGATGGCACTACAATAACTAGTGCAAATGGTAGATATAGGGTACAAGGGAATAATACTTGGAATAACTTCTCAATAGATTTGAATGACCCAAAAACAGAGAATATAACAAGTGTTGGTCAATATGACTTAGAGGTTAACGTAACTAATTCGGATGGTGCAACAAGTGCTTGGGCAACCTCAACTTTCACTGTAAGTGAAGATTGCGGTGGGGACCCAATTTGTGCAGAATATAGAGTACAATGGCTAATATCAAGACCTGGAGGTGGTTTTAATCAAGAAGTAGAACCAGACCCAGGCTTTGGCGGTGGTGTCGATACCGCCATCGACACTATTGATGGTGGTAACACAAGAAGGTTTGATTTCATTGACTGTAATTCAAGAAACCCTCTTGGGTCAGTAACATTTACCTTTGTTGGTGAAGAAAAAATTATATGTGCTAAATTAGACTTGGAGCAAACAGAGGCAAATAACCCAGACTTATCTTTTATAGAGTTAGGTCCATGTTAACAATAAATAAGCTTTTTGATATTTAATAGTAATGGAAGTAAATAATTGTACAGATATAAATGGTGTTGGTTTAAACGAGGTGACGTTTAATGTAGATGGTACTGTCGTAGGTATCTTAGAAGACGGTGAATCCAATTTAAGTTATCAATGTTGTGTTGATAATGGATGGACCTTTGACCCAACCGACACAAAATGTTATTGGTCACCATCATGTATTGATGGTGGTTCGTACAATGTTATTTTAAATCCAGAAAGTGATACAGGTGCAATATTTCAATTAGATGAAGGTGAAGAGGAAAGGTGTGTATTAGAATTAAATTTTGATTGGTTATTAAAGTTTGAATGTTCTAGAATATCTAACAATACTAATGATAACCGAACTTTAACATTATCTGAATTATTAGAAGATATTGAATTGACTGTTAAAATAGAAAAAGTTATTACTAATAATAGTCTACCGATACCTAATACTACGGAAAATGTAATATCAAAAACTTTATTTGCTACTGATGATGTTTCAGAATTCTTTAATGGTAATGAAAGAACTGGTATTTTATTGGAAGGTGCTGGAAGTAGAGAATGCACCAGCGTTAGACAAACATTTATAGATGAATTAGGTAGTAATATAGATGAGAATTCAATAAACTCAGAGTGGGCTAAATTCAATCTAGTTATCGATGACTTATCACTAATCAATGATATTAGAGATGAAAGGGTTAAAATATCTATAGAAGGTAATTCACTTAGAAATTTTTCTCTGTTGATTGATAATGTTAAGTTGGATAAAGTATGTGACTCTATAGCACCACCACCACCACGATTTGTTGATGGTGACTGCCCTACTTTCGAAATTACTAGAGTTATTGATAACAAAAAATCTTGGGTTAGAAATAATGAATTAATTAATAGAAACTTTGATTTAGATAAACGTAAAACAAATTATAGGATTAATAATGAAAGGCTATCTATCAACACAAAAGAAGTTGACATTGCGATAAATCCATCTCAAGCAGTTAATGATAATATATTTTCTGTAATTACTGAAAACCCTTGTTTATTAAGCGCATCAACGGAGTGTGAATCTAACTTAAAGAACGTACATCAATGCGTTGATATAAGTAATCTAATAACAGTGCCGTTAACTGAAATAACTAATGATAGTGAGTTATTTAATATGTTAATTGATGCTAAGAATAGGAAAACAATCAGCGGATATCCAACATTAGAACTTATAAACTATCGTTACAATAACTCAGTGGAGCATTGCGGTGTAAGTACAGAATCATTAGATGGTGATTCACTAGATGAATTTGTTAAATTGATAGGTGATTATTGGATTGATTTAATTGAGCAAGTAGTTCCAGCCACAACAATATGGGGTTCATCAATATATAGTGATAATGCTCTATTAAGTAGTGGTAATAATAAGTTTAAATATAGGAAGTACAGTACGTTTACATGTAATACCAGACCTTCATTTAAGGCGCCAAGTCCAGTATCTGGGGTTAGCTATAATTATGGAGGTTCAGTAGTTAACGAGCTACCAATCGATGTTAATGTTGAGGATATAACTAACATAAACCCTAACTCAACAGGTGAACCAACGTTTGGTGCTGTAGAAGATAACAGCTACGATTGTACTGGGTTAACGTTAATACAAACAAATAATGGGTCTGAGTTTATTGGAACTGTTACAACAATAGGTGGTGACGAAGATACAGTATCAGGTTCAACAATTTCTATAACTGAAACAATAACCGATGAATGTGATAAGTACGAGGATTGTTAATATTTAATATAAAAGAATAAGATGCCAATTTTAATAAAAAAAATAAACGGAGGTGTAATATCATATTTTGGTGGGGGTAATAATGATTTCTCAGCAAAAATACATTTCGTTAGAAGAATAGAGGGTAAAGCTGGTGTTGAAGATTATATTTTATTACCACCTAACTTTGAAGCGTTTACACAGGATTTCAGTTCGGTTATTGAAACTGAATTTTGTGAAACATCACCAAATAATTACGGTTTAAATACGTGTTCAACCTATACTAATGTAAATATATCATTTTAATGAGATTTCAAGAAAAAAATATAATACGAAACCCACATAATATTCTTAGAAACAAGGATAATGTGAACGTTAGTATGAGTTCAGATTTTTGCGAATTCGAAAAACCTATATTTGAGATGGTGGGCGGTGATAAGGTAATGACTGGGGTAACAACATCAGATGATGAGATTCATGTAATTGATAGTGAAAATACTTTAGATTTGTCATTCTCTTTTATAGATAATGTTGATAGTTTTATTGATGTTGATACAACCTTTAGATATAGGATTTATAAGTACAATAATAACTCAACTACATTTAGTTCACCACCAGTATTTGATTCTGGCCCTATTGAATGGGATGATTTTAGTGGTACTAGTGCATTTACAGACTCAATACTTGTATCTGAGTTAAACATAGATGGAGAGTATCTAATAAAGGGTAGTTATAATTATGGGACATGTACAGATATACTAACAGCTTTAGGTGATAGAAATGACACTTTTAAATTAGTTGGCGATGAATTCGGGTTATATGAAGAAGACTTTGATTATTACTTTGCAGCTATAAATGCCGCAACTAGACCTATTTTCACATTAACGCCTAATCCAGACATAGCATTAGGCGCTCTTAGGGTTGAATCATTTGTAAGTGATGAAGGTGCTACCAACGAAGTAACCACAACTTCTAACTGGTCAGGTAGGCCAATCGTATCTGTAAATGGTATTACCTTATTCGAGGGCGAAGACGCCGATTTTGTAACAGTAGGTACAAATAAAATAGTATTTAATGGTATAGACTCAATAAAAATTGATGATATAATAACAATTGCTTACGTGAGTTCGGGTAATGCAAATGGTCTAGTTTCAGAATCTAAATTAATAAATAACCCTATTGTATCTGGCGTAACAGGTGAAGAAGGGTCAGAGGTAGTATATTTTAACACTGACACTAACAAATACGAAATATTTACACTAACAGAGCCAGTTGAATTTAACGACTTAATTATTACATTAAACGGTATTACTCTGGCTAATGGAGGTGACTACAATCAATCAAGTAGTGACCCGACTAAGGTTATCTTAAACGGTGAATTAGAGCAATCGGATATTATTACAATAACATATAATTCTTTTGGAACATTTGTTGGAACCGTTAACGTAGATAATTTTGATGTGTTATGGACCGTATCACCACAACCAATAAATACCAATGGCAGATTTATTTTATATGCAGCTGATGATGAATCCTTTTCAGCTAACACTATAATATACTCAGCAACCACTGATTATGTTGTTAACAATGCAACCTATGGGGTGAATGTTGATTTAAGCTCTTATAGTGGAACTGATGTATTTTATAAGGTAGTTAATGAGAAAAATTATGAGTTGTTAAATGGCGATACAATTTCACTATTAACTGATAGTGAAGTGGTACCGATAACCTTACAACTATAAAAAAATAAGATAATTTATTTACTTATTCATATTTATAAGTAAATACAATATAATAAAAACGTTATGAGTTATATAATTAGAAATGCACAGCCTTTCACTAGCGTAAAGCTAACTGAAGTTGGTAGAGAGAAAATAGCTAAAGGAGAATTAAATTTCAGTTCTTGGTCAATTGGTGACTCTGAAATTAATTACAATAGAGAAGGTTTTGTGCAAGACGACGTTTTGACGGGTAGTACGACAATATTAAGACCTAAAGACAAACAACCTGATTTAAAATATTTTATTAGTA